CGACGGTGTATGGTTTTACAATAATGGGGAGCCTACGTATATTACAGGGAGACATTATATGTTTCTACAGTGGTCTAAAATTGATATCGGATATCCATCATACCTTGCTTTCCAAAAAGAAATCTTTACTCACATGGCTGCTTGTGAAGCTGATCCTCGTTGTTTCGGTCAGCTTTATACTAAGTGTCGTCGTTCTGGTTACACTAATATATGCTCTGCTGTCCTTGTGGATGAAGCTAGTCAAGTTAAAGAGAAGCTTCTTGGTATACAGTCGAAAACTGGTAAAGACTCGCAAGAAAATATTTTCATGAAGAAGGTGGTTGCGATTTTTCGCAGCTACCCGTTCTTCTTCAAGCCTATTCAGGACGGTACCACCAACCCGCGCATGGAGCTTGCTTTTCGTGAGCCATCAAAGCGAATCACCAAAAACAATAAGACGTCACACAGGGGTGATGCTCTAAACACAGTGATAAACTGGAAGAACACCACCAACAACGCATATGACGGTGAGAAGCTACACATGCTTTATCTAGATGAGGCTGGCAAGTGGGAAAAACCAACCGATATTAGAGAAGCCTGGAGGATTGAGCGTACTTGCTTAATTGTAGGTCGCAAGGTAGTCGGAAAGGCTATTGTAGGTAGTACGGTAAACCCCATGAATAAAGGGGGTGAGGAATACAAAGGTCTGTGGTATGATTCTGATCCTAACGAGCGAAACAATAACGACAGAACCAAGACAGGGCTTTATAGGATATTCATACCAGCTTATGATGCTCTAGAGGGTTTCTTCGATATATATGGGAATGCTGTTGTGGAAGACCCACCCCAGAGCGAAAACATACATGGTATAGACGGGGACCTTATTGAAATTGGTAGTAAGACCTATCTCAAGAATGAACGCAAGTCCTTTAAAGACAACCCATCTGAACTAAACGAGGTTACTAGGCAGTTTCCCTTTACCGAGGACGAAGCCTTTAGAGACAGCATTGAGGGAAGTTTATTTAATATAGGTAAGATATACCAGCAAATAGAATACAACGATGAGCTTTTCCCCAACCCTGTTGTTGTAGGTAACTTTACGTGGAGGGAAAAAGACAAGGAAGTTGTTTTCTCCCCCACCCCTAACGGTAGGTTTAGGGTTTCTTGGATGCCTGACCCTTCTGAAAGAAATATATCTAAACTTGACAGAAACAAAAAAGTTGCCCCTTTTTCAAACTACGGTTGCGGCGGTGTTGACTCTTATGATTTAGATGCCACGGTAGATAATAGGGGGTCGAAAGGAGCGCTACACATGTACAATAAGTTTAGCATGAACCGCCCTTCTAATATGTTTGTTGTGGAGTATGCTTCTCGGCCAGACCTGGCTAGTATATTCTATGAGGATGTCCTTATGTGTGCGTTTTATTATGGGTATCCTTTACTTGTAGAAAACAATAAGTACGGTATCGTAAGGTACTTTGAGTCAAGGGGTTACGACGGTTACCTGATGGATAGACCCAGGCATCTCATGAGTAGCTCTTCTCATGTAAACGTAAAGACAAAAGGCATACCATCTAACTCTCAGGATGTGATACAGTCTCACGCCCAATCTATAGAGAAGTATATTCACGATCATGTTGGCGTAAATTATGAGAGCGGAGAAACAGGAAATATGTACTTCAATAAAACCCTTGAGGATTGGATTGGATTTAAGATAGATAAACGTACTAAGTTTGACTTAACGATTAGCTCTGGGTTAGCATTACTTGCGGCTCAAAAATCAAAAGAAAAACCAAAGTCAGACTTTAAAGAAAAGACTTTTTTCAGGCGATATAAGGTCTAATGACGATTTGTTATATTTGCAGGATATGCACAATGCAAGTAAATCATGAGCCTCAATAAAAATAGCAAGCATTCTTTCCCGAACCCTCTGGCAGACGCATCAACTAAACAGAGTAAGTCATATGGTTTACAGTACGCAAAGGCTATTGAGAATCAGTGGGGCAAAATAAGAGAGGCTACATCTCTTTATGGAAAAAGAAATACTGTTTTTGAAAGAAGCAGAGATTACGCTAACGGTACTCAAGACACTAACATATACAAGAAGCTTCTCCGATCACTCAATCCTAATGATGGAGACGGAAGCTTGATGAACATGGATTACACCCCTGTTCCTATCTTACCTAAGTTTGTTAGGGTTGTAGTAAATAAAATACTCTCTAAAGATCCTTACCCAAACCTAGAGGCTATAGATCCTTTGTCTTCATCTGAGAAAAACAATAAGAAAAGAAGGATCGAAGTTCAGATTGAGAATAAAGAAAAGCTAAAAGCGCTTAAAGAAAAAAGAGGATTGGTATTGGACATTGATCCAGATGAGCTTCCAGATACATTAGAGGAGGCTGAAATCCTTTTGGGTACCAATGTAAAAACCGATGCAGAGTTGGCTGCCCAGATAGGCACCAATATGACCCTTTCTTGGAACAACTTCAATGACGGGACTCTACGTAGATGCGTTAATGACCTCGTTGCTCTAGGTATGTGTGTTGTGAAAAGAAGTAACGACCCTAATCACGGAATCAAGACTGATTATGTAGATCCCTCTACGTTTATTCATAGCCACACAGAAGACCCGTTTTTCGAAGACTTGATTTATGCGGGTCACGTTAAATCTATTTCTATACAGGAATTAAGAAGGATATCTGCTGGTGAAATTACAGAAGAGGAGTTAGAGGATATCGCGAAGTCTGTTAAGGGTAAGTACGGCAATAACCCTAGTTCTTTTGGTAAAAACGGATATAACAATCTATCTCAAAGAACTGATTACGGATATGACGAGTACATGGTGGATGTGCTTGAGTTCGAGTTTATTTCTGTTGACTGCATATACTTTGAAGAAAAGCAAAACCGCTTTGGTAACGTAAACTTCTTCATGAAAGGGCTTGAGTACACTGAAAAACCAGGTAGTGTATACGAAAGAAATCCAGTTAAGATGGATGTCGCTACCGTTTATGGGGGTATGTATGTCATGAACGGATCTAATATCGTATTTAATTACGGGAGGTCTAAGAACGTACCAAAAAATATACACGACATATCATCTGTGAGATTATCTTACTCTCCAGTAGCTACTAACATTCGGGACATGATGCCGAAGTCTATGGTAGAAAGCTGTACTGGATTTGCTGATATGCTTCAGCTGACCCACCTTAAGATTCAGCAGGCTATTGCTAAGGCAAAACCAGACGGATTGATAATTGATATCGAAGGGTTGGAGAATGTTCAGCTAGGTAAAGGCGGAGACCTACAGCCTTTGGACTTGCACGATATCTACGAGCAGACTGGTGTATTCTACTACAGAAGTAAAAACCCAGAAGGGGGATTCCAGAACCCGCCAGTAAGAGAGATAGGCAATAGTATTCGAAACATCAACGAGCTCATTGGCCTTTACAACCATTACTTGCGAATGATCCGAGACGCTACAGGCGTTAATGAGATGATGGACGCCTCCACACCTAAAGGTGATACTCTGGTGGGGGTTCAGCAGAATGCTATCGCAGCAGGAAACAACGCTATATACGATATCACTAACGCCTCTATGGTGCTTTATAAGAAAGTTTGTGAGGATATAGTTAAATGCTTGCAAATCATACCAGAAGAGTCTGTTCTTCATGATATATATAGCAACGCAATAGGTAAGGAAAATATGTCTGTTCTTTCTTCTTTTAACGAACTCCCTATGTACAACTTTGGAGTTCAAGTTGTTAGAGAGATGGAGGATAAAGACAGGGCTTATTTAGAGCAAAACATTCAGATTTCTTTGCAACAAAAAGAGCTAGACATAGAAGACGCTATCTCTATAAGGTCTTTAAAGGATGTGAATCAAGCTGAAAGGCTTTTGGTTGTAAGGCGCAAAAAAAGAATAGCTAAACAGCAAGAGATAGCCGCTCAAAACTCTCAGATGCAAGCTCAGTCAGCTCAAATGGCAGCTCAGTCTACTTCTCAGGCCAAGCAACAAGAAATGCAAATGGAGGCTCAAATAGAGGCTCAACAGATGCAGCTTAAAGCTCAACTAGAAGCTCAGCTTGAGCAAGTTAAGCATGGATTTAGGAAGGAAATAGAGATAATAAAAGCTCAAGCAACCCTTGGATTTAAAACTGACGATCAAGAGTTTAAGGAAAAGATAGAAGTTCTTAAAGAAGACAGGAAGGACGATAGGGTTAAAAAACAGTCTTCCGAACAAAGTAAACTTATATCTCAAAGACAGGGCAAAAGAGGTGAATTAGAAGACTCTGGAGATAATGCAGGTAATATTGTAAACTCACTATTAGGATAACATGGCAAGTAAAGTAAACTTAGACGTAGCTGAAAAGCTTGATATCACCTGTAGGAGAGGAGACACTTTTTCCCTCACGCTTACATTGAATGACTCTAGTGGAACCGCCTTAGATTTGACTGGATATGAGTTTTTAATGGACGTAAAGACTAATCCCATTCGATCCCGAACAGGAGTTTCTGAAAGGGAGGTGATTGCTTCTAGTAGCCTTTCTTCTTCTACTTCTGATGCTAAGGGTTTAAGCGAAGAACAACGATCAAAACTAAGTAATGGTTTTGTGTTTAGCGACGGCACCACTTCTGGTGTGGTTACTGTTACAGCTTCAGCGGATACCATGAAGGAACTACCTGTTGGCTCCTTTACTTATGATATTCAACAAAAAGTTAGCGAAGTGGTAACCACTATATTAAGGGGTTCATTCACTGTAAACGAAGATATCTCTAGATAACATGGCTATAACAGTTACAACAAACGGGTCTACCTCAGTAACAGTTACAGCCCCAGCCTCAAGCTCGGTAGTAGTAACAGAGAAAGGTGGTTCACCCACGGCTGCTAATGTAGCCGCTACTGGCGCTGTTATGAAGACAGCAACATCTGCTGCTGACTTTGATTTTGTCATTGACGAGGATAACTTCTCTTCTAACTCAGCCACTAAGGTTCCCACTCAGCAGTCTGTTAAAGCTTTATTTGATAATGCGACTGATGGATTGGTAGCTGAAGCAACCGCTAGAATAGCAGCAGACTCTTCTTTAAATACATCAATCTCAAACCTACAATCTAGACTTGGATCAGGAACTACAAGTGACGCCCTTTCTGATATTGGCACCCCAGCCTCTGACGACAAGGTTTTGATTCAAGACACGTCTGATAGTAACAACCTAAAGTATGTCGACTTTGGTGACTTTGGATCTGGAGGAGGGGGCAGTGGAGATATAACTTCTGTGGTTGCAGGAACTGGATTGACTGACGGGGGTACGTCGGGTGACGTTACCCTAAATGTTGCAGGAGGCACAGGTATAACCGCTAACGCCAATGATATAGCTATCACAGATGGTGGCGTTGGAACTACTCAGTTAGCCGATGATTCAGTAACAGAAGATAAGCTAGATAATACGCTATTAGCTGAGATAGACGCCAATACAGCTAAAGCTACCAATGTATCAACCAACCTAGCTATAACTGGAACAACTGGGGCCAGAACTATTACATCTTCTGACGGAACTGACGCGGTAATACCAGTAGCTACAGATTCTGTTTCAGGTGTAATGTCATCTACGGATCATACTAAGTTATCAGGCATAGAGACTGGAGCAACGGCAGATCAAACCAAATCCGATATAAACGCCCTTGCAATAACAACTGTTGGTACGGTAAGCTCTGGAATTTGGAATGGAACCGCTATAGCTAGCGCGTATCTGGATGCTGATACAGCTCATCTTTCTGGTACTCAAACCTTTAGCGGGGCAAAAACATTCAGTGACAGCATTCAGGTTGATAACATCAATCTAGATGCAAATACAGTAAGCACAACAGACACCAACGGAAACCTTTTACTGGCTGCTAATGGGACTGGATTTGTAGAGTTAAAAGGAAATACTAACGCTGGCGCTATACGCTTTAACTGTGAAGATAACTCTCACGGTGTAACCATAAAGGGTCCTTCCCACTCTGCTTTGGCTACTTATACCCTTACGCTTCCTGTTAATGATGGGAATGCAAATCAGGTTTTAAAAACAGACGGTAGCGGTGTACTTGAATGGGTCGATCAAGGTGGATCTTCTTTTTCTTCTGACATTACTTTATGGCAATATTCGGGTAAGTTTTTTGATTTTGACGGGTTTGGAAACAGCGAGTCAAATCCAAATGGAATTGCATTTAAGCCAGACGGTTCTAAGATGTTTATCGTTGGTAAAAACGACGACGAAATTAAAGAGTTTGCGTTGTCTACGGCCTTTGATGTAACTACTGCGACCTTTACAAGCGGAGACTCAATATCTTCAGGCGGGTTTCAAAATCCTTACGGTTTAAATTTTAGTCCAGATGGTACAAAATTTTTCGTAATAGATGACAGTAACGATAGAATAAAAAGACATGATTTATCTACGGCTTGGGACACTTCAACGCTTTCATTAAATAGCAACGAAGGAGACATAACGAGTGACGGGGTAAACGATCCTAGAGGCGTTGTATTTAAGACAGACGGTACGAAAATGTTCGCTGTTGATAGGAGCACAAGAGATGTATCTGAGTTTACATTATCCACTGCCTGGGATTTAAGTACATTATCTTTTGTTGACGCAACAGATATACCAACCTTAACTTCTGTAAATAAGAATTTAAGTTCACTATTTATAGACTCAGATGGCTCTAAGGTTTTTATAACAGATGAAGAAGAAAGAATATTTGAGCTTTCCCTCTCTACTGCTTGGGATTTTTCTACAGCGTCATATGTGGGCGTTAAGGATAAATTCTTTCCTGAATCCCAATTCACCGCAATAACCTATGTTAGTTCAATAAACAAAGCCTTTGTTATAGGTGATTACTCCAACAGGGTTTACGAGTATATAGCTGGATCTGTAGACCATAGAAGTGACAATCAAACAACCTTTCAAGTCTTAACCTCACATGCCAATATTTTCTCAGGAAATACTATTGAGGCTGCTGGTAATATTACTTCTGGGGATAGATTAATAGCAGGTTCACTACATTCATCTAATTTCGTTTCCGACGGCGGCGGACGAATACTACATACAGGGAATAGTCTTCACCTTTCTGATAATTTAAATGGGTATTCATCTATGAATATAGGTGCCTACCCATTTAAAAGCCTTGAGTCTAAGAAAATTTGGCTTGGCACGTCTAGTAAGGGAACAACCAACCCCAACACATCTTTAAATACTGTCGGTAACGAGGCTGGCTATGGAAGCAGTTCTAGCGTTCATGTTGGCACACCAGGCCCAAACAGTTATTTAGACGTTAACGGGGTTACTCACTT